TTCCCGCTCCACGTCAAGAGCTCGCTTTCGGCGTTCCACTTCAGCCCGAGCTCCGAGAGGCACGTCCCCGGGTACTGGCGGGCCCCCGACGTCGCGGTCGGGCCGAGAAAGTGCGTGATCGTGTGGCTGATCGGCTGCCCGCCGCCGGAATTGAGCAGCGAATGAGCCTGCGTGAACGGGCCGGTCACCGGCTGCACCGGCTGCGCAGCGGCGTGCGCGAACGCCAGGCCGCCAGCGGGGGTGGTCAGCGGAATCGTGTAGGGGCCCGCGCCGCTGGGTGTGCCAGTCGTGAACACTTCGGCGGTCGCGCCAGTGCCGATCTGCACGACCGTCGCGGCCGGGATCGACGCCACCGTGGACAGGTTGGTGGCGCCCGCCGCTGCCTGGGCGGACAGGGTGGTGCCGCCGGTTCCAGTGGAGGTGCCGGTGACGGCCATGTCGCCGAAGATGTTCCGGAGGAAATACCCGAGGCCGTCGCCGTAGGCGGGCCCGCCGAGTTCCAGCTCGGCGAGCTTCACCCCGGCGATCTTCGCGAAGGAGTCGGTGGCCATCGACCCGCGCCACGACTTGTCTTCGAGGAACGTCGGGTTGTCCTTGGGCTTGATCTCGTCGCACAGGATCGTCGAGGTCATCGCCACCGGGGTGCCCTGGGTGGTCTCGTTGGCGATGCCGACGAACTGCTTGGCGGGTGCGTAGGTGGTGGGAGTCGGCACCGGTCACTCCTCGCTGGTGAGAGGCCCGGCGTTGTCCGGTGCCTGGTTGGGCTTCTTGCGGGTCTTCGTCCAGCGGCCGTCATCCGGCGGTCCGAACGGCCAGTCGAAGACGGTGGCCTTGACTTCCGGCTCACCGGGTTCGTTGTCGATGGCGGGGCGCTCGGGGCGAGCGGCGCGGCAGGTGAGGGGGACGTGCGGGTACACGCAGTCGGCGTAGTGCGTGAACTCGTACACGCCGGGCTCGGGACCGCTGATCTCGGCAGCCGCGGACGTGGCCTCGGTGTCGGGCTCGGCCGCCGGGGTGGCAGGGTCCTCCGGCTGCGGCGTCGGCTGGGATGCGTCGTCCTTCGGGGGCTTGACAGTGGGCATGCGAACTCCGCAGGCAGGAAGAAGAGGGGGCGGTGGAGCAGGCGGCCAGAGCCGCTCACGCGTTTACGAACTCGATTGCCGCAAAAGTCATTTCGAGGAACGACTTGGTCAATTCGGCCTTGGTTTCCGGCTGCCCGTATTTGAAATCGATGCCGTCGAGGCCGCCGTCGACGTGCTCCCCGGCCTGGAAAACAGCGCCACCGAGGGTGCGGTCGAGGCGCATCCATTCCACGAGGGCGTCGCGCAGGGCGTAGACGTCGTCCTGTGCGTCCTCGGCGTACTCGGTTCGGGAGCGGACGTAGCAGTTCAACGCCACCTCGTAGGTGATCTGCTTCATGCCGTTGTGCTCGCCGCCGAGTGCGATGCGGTGCTCGTGGTGTCGGGGGATGAACACGACGATCTGGCAGCCGGTGCGGGCACCCGGCGGCCGGCCCCAGAAATAGTCCTGATGATCATCGCGTTTGGCCCATGCACGCCGCACGATGCCGACACCGCTCTGCGACAGCGGTGATGAGCGGTAGGTGCGGGTCTGGGGGTCGAAGGGGCCACCGAAGTACTGGCAGATCCCGTCGAGCGCGGTCTGGATGCTCACGGCTCACCTCACGCGGGCGTAGTTGCGCAGGGTGTTGGCCGCTTCGGCGACGAGCCCGGTGGCCTTCTGGCGGGGGTCGCTGGAGCGGGTGGAAGACGCCAGCGGGGTGTCGGGGAAGCTGTCCTCGGCGGCCGTGTCGGGCCGCATGAGGAGGGCGACGGCGTACTGGATGACGGCAAGCCGCATGTCGGCAGGCATCTCCGAGACGTCGGCGCCGCTGGTGTGCGCATTCACCAGAGGCGACGCCAAGGTGACGGCCGTCGCGGTCGGTGTCGCGCTTGGGGGTGGCGGCGTCCACGTCGAGGAGACAGTGACGGTCTCCTCGCTGCCGGGCTCCCAGATCCGGTACCGCCCTCCGGGCGTGATGCCGGTGGGGTCCGCCACAGTGATCGAAGTTGCGCCGGCCAAGGCGGCCGCGGCGAACTGCGTAGCGACCCAACCAGCCACGTAGGTGACCTGCGCGAACAGTTCCGCCCCGGCGGCAGGGCTGCCGAACTGCAGCGACCCCGACCACGCCCCAGAGGTGGATCCAAGGGGGATGACCATGTTCGCGCCGCCCTCAATCCACGCCGACGGGCTGGGCAACGACGTCAGGGCTGTGGGTGTCCATCCGTAGCCGAACCCAGCCACCGCCAGCGCCGGGGAGTGGTCAGCGTGCAGGCGCACCATGCCGGCCCGGTCACAGCGGGCACGCTGGTTCTGCACGTATAGGTGGGCGCCGAGGGGCATGTCGCAGGCGTTGTCGGCCCACGCTGATGCCTTGAGGAGGATGTTGGCGAGCTCGGCGGTCTGGTCTGCCGGGTCTGCCGAGCCGACGCGCAGCCCGTCGAGGTCGAGGTAGGTGGGGTGGGCGGTGAACGCTGCCGGTGAGACGTAGGGCGTGGTCGGCATCAGCAAGTGCCCCCTTCCGTCTTGCGGCAGGTCAGGCTCGTGTCCAGGATCCGTGCTCGCAGCCGCGCGCGGTCACGCCGTCAGGCCATCCGTCGGGAAAGCAGACGGTGCACGGCAGGTTGGCGCTGGCGGGATCAGCCGGACTGTCCGGGCCGGCGGACTGATCCGGCGCGGCTTCCTCGACGCTGTCGGCTTCTGGGGTCTCTTCGGTGTCGGGAGCTTCGAGCCCCTCCTGCTTGCCTGCGGGTTGAGTCTTCGGTGCCGCGGCGGCGCGCTTCCTCGGAGGCATCAGCTCTCCCTTTCGCAGGCCGCGCCGCAGCGCGAGCACTTCTTGAAGAACGATCCGAACGAGCAGTCCGTGCAGCGGAAGCCGCCGCCGGTACGGCCCCCGAGGTTCGCCGGGAACGCCCCCAGTTCCCGCAGCGCCTTGATGTGGCGCGGGTTGTCGACGGTGACGGTGCCGTCGCGGCCGGGTGTGTAGGAGCCCATGTGGGCGCCCGTGCGGGCGCCTTCCATGTCGACGCCGCGCACGGCACCGTCGGGCATACAAAGGCGCGCCATGCGCGTCTCCCTTCCGGAGCACCGGAGGCCCGCGCCTCGGAGCAACGAGCGCGGGCCTCCGGCGGATGGTGGGGTCAGGCCTTCTTGATGCCGGTGACCGCGCCGTTCCAGGCCGGTGCGTAGCACAGGAAGGTTCCGAACCAGTAGGACGAGCTTTCGAAGGCGAACTGGTTGACGGGCCAGTCGATGCCCATGAGGTCTTGGACGTTGACGACGGACCACACGTCGGAGACCTCGGAGTCCGGGATCGGCAGCGTGTCGGACACGATCGGGGCGTTGCCCTGCGGCAGCCACGGGTGGACCTCGACGTTGACGCCCTTGCCGGTGACCTCGTTGATGATCGTGTTGACGACGTCGCCGATGGTCACACCGCTGACCTCGTCCTGCGAGATCGTCATGCGGTAGTTGCTGGAGGAGTTGACCTTCAGCGAGTCCGACAGCTGCTTGCGGTCCGAGCCGTTGAACAGGATCCGGTCCGGGTCCGCCTTCACCGCGTCGTACAGGGCCGCGAAAGCCGTCTGGAACTCGGAGCCCGGGTTGGTGGTCGACAGGGCCGCGTTGAGGCGGTTGACGTAGCCAGAGTTCGCGCCCGTGCAGATCGACAGCACGCCGTCGTAGCCGTTGGCGTAGGCCGACGTGTCCGCCGTTACCGTCGAGGCCGCGACGCCGGACGTTGGCAGCGCGCCGGTGATGGTGAACGTGTTGTACCCGGACTTGCCCGCGTACCAGCGGGAGGCGTCGCCGGGGTCGGAGGCGCCGGTGGAGACGTAGACGCGCATGCCGGTGGCGCCCGCCGGGAGCACGGCGGTGACGTCGACGACCTGGCCGTTGGTGACGGCGACGGTGGCGGCCGAGGACAGCACGGACTGGCCGAAGTCGCCGGCGTCGGCGGTGACCTTGACGTAGACGCTGGTGGTCGCACCGGAGATGCCGACCTCCGAACCGGCGGCCGAGCGGGCGGTACCCCCGACGCCGGTCGGGGCCGCGAGGGCGCCGAGGAACCCGGAAGCGGTACCGCGCCCCATCATGAGCATGCGCTCCTCCAGCAGCATGCTGGAGTACGTCAGGCTCGTGCGGGACAGCTGGCGGACGTCCTGGTAGCCCTGTCCGGCGTACTGCGCGGACCAGGTCACCTCATCGGAGACGCTGAACTGCGCGTAGGGGACGGTCTGGTCGGATCCGGCGTAGCTGATCTTCGGGCCGCGTGCGTAGTACAGCGACTGCGAGGAGCCCGACGGGGCGAAGTTGTTCTGGGTGGTGTCGGCGATGCCGGGGTGGATGTTGCTCACGCCGCCGGTTCCGGTACCGGTGAACCCGGAGATGACCTTGAAGCGGTGGGAGGTGCCGATCCCCTTCTTGCGCGGGATCCGGTTGCGCAGCGGCGTCGGCCGCGGGGTCAGCATCTTCGCCGGCGCTTCGAGGTCGAAGGCGACCAGTCCGGAGCCCACCGGCGAGGTGAGGTTGATGTCCTTGACGAGGTCCGGCTGCTGGCTCTTCAGCTGCTCCAGCGCCCCGGTGACGGAGGCGAGGGCCTCGGGCGACAGGCCCTTGGTGATGGCGGGCGCGTCGAGGGCCTTGGTGAGCACACCGTAGGCGGTGTGCGGCTGCTCGGTGAAGTCGATACCGCGGCCGCCGGCGAACGCCGAGACGACGTCCTGCGGGCCGAGGGTGCGGGTGGGTGCAGCGTCGAGCTTCTCCAGGAAGCTGTCGAGGCGGCGGGTGACGTCGGC